TAGAGGATTGTTTGCGTTGTATCGACTATGGGTTCTTTCCGTTTGAAAAAGTGTACAAACGGGATACTACTCAGAGCAAAATTGTGCTTGAGCGTCTGGCTCCGCTACATCCTCTTGATGTACAGAGTTGGAACTATGATGTCTATGGGAATTTGCTTGGCGTCGTTATGGAACCATTAAACGGACAGGATTTCACCAAGGATCCAGTTGAGATTTCGTTTAATAAACTGTTGATGATGGTCTTCGAAATGGAAGGTGGAGACCTAAGAGGTACCTCCATATTACGTACGGCGTTTAAGCACTGGTACTATAAAGATACTCTATACAAGATTGACGCGATTCAAAAGGAACGTCATGGTATTGGTGTGCCGGTCATCGTTATGCCGTTGGGGTTTACCGATTCCGACAAGCAGCTGGCCAATGACCTTGGGCGAAACCTTAGGACTAACGAACGTGCGTATATCACGATTCCAAACAACTGGGAAATATATTTCGCCAAGCTGGAAGGACAGCCGGTAGATCCCATACCGTCTGTTGAACATCACGATGCTAAAATTTATGAATCCATTCTGGCATCGTTCATGGGCAGCAAAGAGGTATCCAAGGAATCATTAGATACCTTCTACAAATCTACTCGCTACATTGCCCAGTGTGTAGCCTCCACATTCAACAAATGGCTCATTCGTGAGCTTGTGGATATGAACTTCGTACGCAAGGGCGGTTATCCTAAGCTCTGTGTAAGACGTATGGGTGAATGGGAAGACACCAGAACGATGACATTTGCACTCCGTAACCTAGTTGGTGCGAAGATACTGACTCCTGATGACCCACTAGAGGCTTTGATTCGCAAGCAGATGGGTCTTGAACCTTTGGACAAATCCACAGCGCGTGATATTGATCCGCCTGCTGCCGGTTTGACTGCTCCCAGTACTAATGTGGGGACGCCAAAAGTTGGAACTCCAAATCAAGGAAAAACGCCGCCAACTTCGACTCCCGCACCTCAGGCTGGTGCGGACAGGTCCGGAGGAGGCTATTGACAGTTGTGTAAACCAAGTTTTGTCATCCGTTTGGGCATTGTACTACTTGGCACAAGATGTGGTAACGTGTGAGCCATAGGAATAACTACCAAACGTTAAAAAACACCAAATTCAAAGGACTAATGGATAGGATGTACATAAATGTCAATGTACAGTCCTAGTGGTTCTGGAAATGTTCATGTAGATCAGGTTCTTCCTGGTGTAAGCGTTGGATGGCCCAATATGCCATACGAGATCAGGATGTCAGGCAGCAAGCATTGCGTCTACAAAAAGAGTGGCGGTTCTTCTTTAGGATGTCACGACACGCATGATGGTGCCACATCCCAATTGGCAGCTCTTTATGCATCGGAAGGAGGAAAGATGGGAGAAACTTACAGTTTCCTAGTTGGTATCGAAACCTTGCAGCTTAGCGAGAGTGAGGATACCAAGTGGGTTCATGCACTGCCACTAGGTGAGTACCAGCACCCGAAGTATGGACTGATCAAGGTCGACCCAGATCGTGCGAAGCGATTCGCGGACAACGTGAAGACCAAGGTTCGTGGTATTGAGCCTAGTCTGAACTATAACCACGACAATGACAGCTCAGAAGGTGCTACCGGATGGGTGAAGGACGCGGAAGCCAGGTCCAATGGACTCTGGCTTTTTGTTGAATTCGTCAAAGACGCAGCGCAGAAGATTCGGGAGAAGAAGTTTAAGTATTTCTCTATCGAATTTGCTGACGAGTGGATCGATACGCAAGGTAAGAAATTCCAGGACGTGGTCATGGGCGGAGCTATCACCAACCGGCCATTTATGAAGAACCTCGTTCCACTCAACCTTTCAGAGTCAGTGATTGACAACTCCTTCGATTTGGTGTCGGCAATTACTGGCAAGCCGTCGACGGATCTCAAGGGTAAGGAAACCCACATGACCGAAGAGGAAATGAACAAAATCATTGAGGGTGTGACGAAGAGCCTCGCTGAGAAGCTTACTCCGCAGCCTCCCAAGACGGAAACTACTACGACTCTGGTCAGCAAGCTGGAAGAAATTGAAGAGCTGAAGAAGCTCAGTGAGGAAAACCCAGTCGTCAAGGCTCTGTTTACTCACTTCGAGGCGCAGGCTGTTGCTCTTACTGAAGGCAACAAGAAGATGCGCGAAACCATGGTGGATTCGAAGCTTTCTGAGTTCGACAATTCCAAGCTTTCTCTTACGCCTGTGGCTAAGTCCCTTGCGCGTGAGGTTGTGCTTGCTCTTGGCGATTCGGACCAGCCTAAGTTCTGGGCTCTCATGGATGCTGTGAAAACTTCTTCTACGTTCCTTGTGGAATTGGGTCAGCGTTCTGGTGCATCTGTACGGCCAGGTTATGACATGTCAGAGAAGACTGCTACGGAGATCTTCAACGATCGAACCAACAAGCTCATGGCTGAACAGAAGATGAGCTTCCTTGAGGCGATTGAGAAGGTAGCATCGGACGATCCAGACCTTTACACTCGTTACCGTTTCGGTGAAGGTGCGGAAGCCACTAAGTAGGGAGTAGTGAATAATGAACTTTGTTCTTGATGTTTCTAGGATTCCTGATGGCTCGGCAGCCACCATCGCCAACCGCTTCTGCACAGTAGGAACCACTCAGAACCACATTGACCTTACTCCATCTGCGGATGGTGTAATGGTTCTTGGTGTGGTCATGGATAGCATTTCTGCGGCAAAGGTAGTTGAAGGTGCCGTCGTTGGTGTTCGCATGATGGGCGTTGCGGCTGTCACTCTTGGTACTGGTGGTGCTGGTCCTGGTGGGCGTCTTGTTACTGCACCCGATGGCAAGGCCATTTTGGGTACTACGGCAGCGAACTTTGTTGCTGGTATCGCTTTGCAGACTGGAACCGCTGGCGCAATTGTCGATGTCCTTCTTACACCTGGTGTCAAGTGGGTTTCGTAGTCTTACCTGGCTCAACATCTACTTATATTTAAGAAAGGAATCACCAGATGTCGGTTTACAGCCCTAGTGGCTCTGGGGATGTCCATGTTGATCAGGTACTTACTCAGATCAGCGTTGGATATCCAAACAATGGGCTAGTGGGGGAGAAGCTCTTCCCTTCTGTCCCAGTGAAAAAGCAATCTGACATTTTCTATGTCTTCGGCCGCGAGAACTGGCTTCCTGAGGATGACGTGCGCGCGCCTGGAGCGGTTGCTCGTGAGATCCTTGGTGCAGCCGTTTCGACCGAGCCATATTTTGCAATTGAGCACTCGCTTCAGATTGCTGTCACTGATGAGGAACGCAAGAACGCAGATTCTCCGCTTAACCCTGATCGTGACGGAACTGAACTTGTGACCTCGAAGATTCTGCTTGGCCGAGAGCGCGCCATTCAGACTCTCGCAACGACTGCCGCGAACTATGCTTCCACAAACACCGTCACCCTTTCGGGTACGTCGCAGTGGAACGACTACACGAACTCCGACCCAATTGGAGTTATGCGTACCGGCAAGCGTGCCATCCACTCACGTATCTTCCGTGAGCCGAACAAGATTGTCATTCCTTACGCGGTTATGTCAGTCATGGAAGATCACCCAGACTTCCTGGAGCGCATCAAGTATTCTGAGCGCGCAATTTTCTCTCCTGAGCTTCTTGCTTCACTGCTTGGATTTGAGGAAGTTATCGTTCCTGGTGTTGGTATCAACACCGCTCCACTTGGACAGCCTGAATCTTTGGCCTACCTTTGGGGCAATGATGTGGTTATGGCTTATGTTCCGACACGTCCGGGTTTGAAGATTCCTGCGTATGGATACGAGTTTACGTGGGAAGGTCAGACTGTCGATCGTTGGAGGGAAAACCCACGTAAGTCCGATCTCATCCGTTGCTCACGCGCGTATGATCACAAGATGACTGCCGTGGATGCCAGCGATGACCAAATCGCCGGTTACCTTATCCTCGACGCAGCGAACGTCTAAGGAGAATCTTAATGGCTAAGGTTATCGTCGCGAACATGCTCATCATGCATGATCGCGAGCGTATTGAAACTAACACGAAAATTGATGTTAAGAAGTTCACTGAGGAGCAGCTGCTTCGCCTTTATGAGCGTGGTGCTGTTCGAGTCGTGGATGAATCTGAACTTGCCAAGAAAGAAGACACCAGTAAAGCTCTCAAGGACCTTCTTTCTGGTACCAAGACTCCAGAGGAAGCTGCGTCGGAAGCCGAAGAGCGTAAGAATGCTGAACTTGCTAAGGCTGCGGCTAAGGCTCAATCTGATGCCGAGGCGAAGCAGAAAGCACTTGACGATGCAAAAGCTGCTGCTGCGGCGAAGGCTGCTGCTGTAGTTAAGAAGCCATAGTTAGGAAGTTAAATGGCACGTGTGACATTAGCTGAAGTGCAAGGGTTGCTTGATCCTGCAAAAATGACCATAGCTTCCCTTGATACTGAACTAATATTACACATGGAAACTGAAATATTGGCCAGACTTGGTGTTGTTTATGACACTTCTGGATGGACCACTGATTCAAATACACCAAAACTCGTTAGAACCATTATCTCTAAGACTTATGCATCCATTCTGATCGATAGATTCTACAGCGAAAACCAGGACGAAGGCAATGATTACGCAGCCCGACTGCTGACTAATGCTGAAATGCTAATTACAGGTATTATTGAAGGTAGGATTGTCATACCAGATGAACCAGTACCTGACGTTTCACGTGGCCCATCTTACTTCCCAACAAATGCAAGCTCAGATTTAGAGCCAACATTTGAAAACCCAGAATATGGTGGACCATACTTTAGTATGAGTAAGAGTTTCTGATGCCTGCCAACAGAACTAACCTCTTTGGTCCTACCAGATCTACCATTGCGAATTTTCCATTCCAGATAGATATCCGTGGATTCCTAATAAATGCAGATTTGATTAAAGCAAGTACTTATAGAATGGCTATGCAGTTCGGCAACATGCGATGGCCACTCGAACAATCAGTTGATTTGGTTATCATTCCATCTATGGTAAAAAACTTCCTAGTAAGTGGGCGACCATCCTGGAAACCACTAACACACGATACAATTGCGTTTAAATTTGAGCAATTTCCAAGCATGTATGCATTGAAGCCACTTTTTAGAACTGGCAACCTGGTTTCGGCCGTTAAGCGTGGTACATATTGGAGAATTACTGGTTACAGTGCCGACATGGAAGCCCTGGATAATCATTTCCCGTACGCTAAGTATCATCAGGCTGGCACTAGAACCGTTCCACAGAGACAATTTGCAGTCTTGCAGCAAGAAGACATTGAGGCAATTACGGTAGTTTTTGATTCGTGGATCCGTAAAGTAACAAATAAAAAAGATTTTTGGCCCTATGATTTTAAAGGATTTTAGGTGCCTATGCCTCATACACAAAAGAGCACAGTATTGGCAACATATATACAGGGCCTTGTTGAAACTAATAAGGTCGCGTTGGATGTTGATAACGTTCTATATGGATTGCATGAAAATATACCAGGCGGTAAAACCGTAACTGTAACGCCTGCCACTAAAACTAGGGCTCTTGATGGAGTAGCAAAGCCAGGTGGAAGAACCATGAACGAAATGCCAATCCTCATCAATGTGTACTTGAACATAGTTATAGATGAAGAAGCTGGCAGATTGATAGTGGACCAATTGGCCGAAGCCATAGAAGATTTGCTACATCAGAACACTACCATGGGCGGGTTGATCTTTCACGGTTTTGTTACGACATGGGAACCTGGAATTAGGTATAGAACTGGTTCTATGTTCAGGACGGTTCAAATGACATTCGTTGGACGATCCAAGACTAATCTAACACCATAGGATGATTATGAAGCTTATGGCAGTCATTACTTCCGAAATATCAGGATTTATTCCCGACGTCGGAACGGTGTCCAGGCTTCGTCCTTACGTTATTGATGAGTTTAAAATGGTCAAGATTGAGGCCAAGCGAAAACTCAAGTTCGGCGAAGTGAAGATGCCCAATGGCGTTCAGGTAGTCCTACATATTCTGGAAGACGATGAGAAACTAGACCTGGAGTAATTATGACTCAACCTGGTATTGGCGGCGGCGGCCTAATGGGTCTTGCTATTGAGTTACTTACGCCGCCTGTTATTGCTGGAGTCGCACAATCTGGTGGTGCCCTTACTGCTGGTGCATACAAATACTACGTCACTGCACTTAGTGCGCTAGGCGAATCAACAGTTAGTAACGAGGTGACGGTCACTACTGCTGCGGCTAACCTGACAGCTCATATTACTTGGGGAGCTGTAACAGGAGCTACAGGATACAAGATTTATCGTACTGCTGCGGGTGGAGCCACAGACACTGAACTTTTGCGTGCCACTGTTGGTGCTGTTTTGTTGTATGATGATATCGCGGTAGGTGTTCCATCTGGTGCTTTCCCCACAATCAACACAGCTTTCGCTTACGGTGTTTATAATGTACCAACCAAGTTCTTTCCATTCAACACTGAATCATTGAAATTCGATCAAGCTACAGTGTGGCGTCGTCCAATCCGCCAGAGCGTGGACGTTCTTGGTGGTGTGGATGGAAACGTCCATGTCAACGGCGACATTGAAATGGAAGCCCTTGAAGATGTCATTGTCTATTTCATTTTGGCTTCGCGTGTGGCAGCGACCAAGGTTGTGGCTGGACCGAACATAACTTATACCTTCCTTCCAACACCAAACGCCACTCCAGTACTATCTCTATCGTTGACTGTGGTCCGCAACAATGAAGTATTCGGCTACACTGGCTGTGTGGTATCTTCATTTACCGTCACTCCTTCTGATGGCCTGCTTATGTTCAATATGAGTATCATTGGAAGTGATGAAATCGAGCAGGCAATGCCTTCTCCGGTTTATACCACCACTGAGCCGTTCGGTGCCGGACAGTACGAAGTAAACATTGCAGGGACGCAAGTCTTCGATACGGATTCCTTCGAATTTACTGTCAATGACAATGCAGAGCCTCAGTTCCGATTGAAGAATACTGGCCGTGGTGCTCAATATGTCAAGTTTGGTGAGCGTGAATCTACGATTACCATGGAACGTGACTTCTTCAATCGTGATGACTACGACGCCTTCAAAGCGTTGACAGCTCAGGCCATTTTCATTGAGGCGGAAAAAACCGCAAATAACCGAGTCAAGGTTACCGCACCCGTCTCCATCAAGAACACCTACGAAGTAGGTCTGAGTGGACAAGGTGACTTGGTTCGTGCCGCCATCGAATACATGAACGTCATTGATGCTAGCGGCGATTCGTATGCTATAGAGATTGCCACTCAGGAAAACATTCCTCAGGTTTCCGTGTAAGGAGGTTGGAATGGTTAACAGGGTAGCAAAAATGAACGACGTAGTCACTTACCGAGATGCTGCTGGCGGCACAACAGATGTAGTAGTCACTGGAGTGCAAGGCGCGGTCCCTGCTGCTGGCGATTTCACGGTCACCGGTTCAGGTGCTGGTGGAACTCTTGCCACTGCCACGTATTCCTATAAGGTTACGGCTGTTGTTGATGGCGTTGAAACTCCACCGGTAGCTGCGGCAAAGACTGCTGCTGTGACTGGTCCTACAGCTTCCGTGACTATCAACTTTACCACGGGCCTTGTCAGCTACCCACGCGCAACTGCGTGGAAAGTCTACGGCCGTACTGGTGGAACTGAACTTTTTATTGCCACTATTACCGCACCTACCGCTACATACGTCGACACTGGCGCTGTGGTAACTCCAGCTGGTGCACTACCAGCGGCGACCAACGCCAC